AGTGGAGGGGAGATCTTTTATCAGCCCGTTGAGTATGTCTTTCTTTTGTCCAGCTAGCTTCTTCTCTTGTATCTGCCTTCTGACATCATCTCCCTTCAGCTCGTTTATCTTTCTTTGTGTATTCTCTATCTCCAGAGCCATCCCCTTGTTGAACACTTGAGACCTCTCATAGTCCCTCCTGTTCTGAGACTGCTTTTCTTTGCTAGCTCCATACTCCCAATACTTACTCCCTGTAAACTCTTTATAGTTAGCCTCTTCAGCTACTTCCTCTGGAGTCTTCTCTAACAAAGCCCTCCCAGACAAAGTCTTCAAGGAGGCCACTTCAGTCTTGTTAAGATCAGCAGCGCTGGCCCCCATACTAACTAAGTCAGCCTTGGCCTGTGAGAGATATGTTGCTGCCTGTTGTCTGGTCATGCTACCAGAGGCAACAGCAGCACTATACTTTTCTATAGCCTTATCATACTGGTTACTCACCTGAACTTTAAACTCAGCAGCCTCTCCAGCCTTCTTGGACTTGTTCATTTGTCCAACTTGTTCAACAATATTGGCAGTCCCTTGGATACCTGTACTGAAAGCAGAGATGGCTGTTGTATCTGAGTTGTCCGTCACTGTAGGAGTGACCCCTGCCACCCCACTACTCCGTTGCTCTTCCACTCCATAATTACTTGCACTAAAACCACTCATCTATCCATTTCCTCTTTAAGTTCTTTGAGAGCTGTCTCTTGGTCTTCATAATACTCATACATCTTCTTAGCCTCCGGTGAAACATGACGCATCTGCTCTGCCATCTCTTCTGCAGCCTCCTGATCTATTTTAGCCATCCTAAGAATTGCTGTAGTTACAGAGGGGCTGTCCTGCACCTTCTTCCAGAAGTGATTCAAGAGAGGCTCTGGTATCATGTCTTCCCCATAAGCCTCAAACACCATCCTATGTAGGAACTCTGATCTGCCTTTAGTTCCTGGAGAATATCCCTCTATAGCAGACTGCCTTAGTATATTGCTTGCAATGACGTCCATATCGCCATAGGCCTTACTACTAGTTAAATACTTCTGCCTATTCATATACCTCTGCTGGTCTTGGTAAGTTGTATTGAGACCAAAGATAGCTTTGGCGATGGTTTCTCCCGTAGTAATATTAGGGTCTACCACCTTGTTAGTAACTGCACTAAGCCTTCTATTGTACTTATCAATTAGAAGTTCTTGGAAAGCTACACTCAAACCCCTTCCTCCAGCTGAATACTGTGCTGTAGAATAGATGAAGTCTTTCAGGTGGTGGAGTGCCTCTTCTGAGTCGTCTGCATGGAAGGGAGAAGTAACCATAGTGGTTACAGCTGATGCAAGATTAGCTGCCACTGGGTTATACCCAAACCAAGAACCCAAAGATGGAGAGAAGTTAGCTATCTGCTCTATCAACGGCTTGCCACTGTCCTCTGTAAACAAACTGTGGATAAACTCCAGATACCCAGCAGTTGTTATGTCTGACTGAGCATAACGTTGCCAACTCACACTCCCAGCATCTTCATACATGTAGTTGGCTGCTAGGTTGAAGGTAGCTCCCATAAGGCCATTAGACAACACCTCGTGCAAAACTTCTCCTTCTGTCCCTTCCAACTCTATCTGAGACCCCAGCCAAACACTAACACCTATAGGAGCTGGCATCACCAACAATTGGAAAGGCACTGCTCTAGATCTCTCCTTCCCGCTAAGTCCTTTATCAAAGGCCATAGTAGTTGCTTTCCAAGGGGCTAACCTAAACTGAGTGAAGAGGCTCATAGCATTCTTGTTCCAAGGTTGCTCCCCTGCCTTATTCATGTTCAAGGTTAAGGCACGAGCCTTCACCCTCACCTCATCGAAGTGTCTTGGGTTGTCCATAGACTTCCCGTTCTTAATGGCATCACTACGAACAGCCAGCCAAGTAACTCCCATGTTAACAAGCTCCCCTGCATCAAAACCAACTACACGTAGGTTGTCAACGACCTTATCTCGCAAATCCTTGGCAGGCTTAAACCTAGTGGTCTCAACTAAGTGCTCTAACCCACCTTCAACAAGTAGGTGCTTATCAATACCAGAAGCAAACCCAGTCTTGTCCCACTCCTTCTTCAGTTTCTTAATGTTGGCTTGTCTCTCAGCTGGCAACTTCTTAAACATCCCGTCCCAACCCTTGTCATTTAACATACCAAAAGTAAGGTCAAACCAATCATTAGCCAAACCTCCTTTGAATACATACTCTGTATGAAGGAAGGCATTTAATGTGGCAGGTATGCCTTGTACGAACCACTGTGATGTTGGAAGAGACATGGCCATGTTAGCATTAAATGCCTGTCTCTTCAAAGACCCAAGTGGGCTTGGCACCTCTTCCTGAAGGGCTCTAACTCCCTTCTCTCCTTTAGAAGACACCTTGCCTATGTGATCTCCAAGTCCGTTTAAAGCCCAGTTCCACACCCCATCAATAGAGTTTATATACCCATACTTCATCATGTTGTAGTGTTCAACCATAGCCATAAGATCAGCGAAGTCACCAGCCTCCTTACTGGCAGTGTCTTTAGGTGCCTTCATTATCTCCCCTGACATGGGCAACCGCTTCCCACCAAACCTTCCAGCTGGTAAGAAAGGATCATATCTCTTCTCAGAGATGATACGAGTTGCAAGATCGTCTAAGTATTCCCTCATAGGGACACGCTTAGCAATCTGTGCAATCTGCTGTCGTATAGTATCTAGAGGATCTACTAGGTTAGGCTTCATATCCTCTGTCCTAGTGGAGTCAAAGCTCTTGAGTGTCTGGCCTCGTCTTCGTTGTGAGGATAGGCCAGCGTTAGTTGCTACATCAAACATCCTGTCTGCTACAGTAACTGCTGATAACTCTTGTGCCCTTCTATACTCATACTCATACTTAATCCCCTGAGCATCTACAGAGCCTGTACGAGTGCTGTGGTCTGTAGCTCTCTTCGCATCTTTTAGTGTCGGGGCTGTAAGGACAGCTTCTGGATCACCAATCCTCTCTCCTTTAGCATTCAACCTATACTTATCTATGAACCAAGGATCTTTATAACTTACGTGTAAATAGCCCTCTGTATAAGGAAGTATGTGGTCATCAAGCTGTATCGACTTCACATACCTAGAAGAGTCACCTTTCCTCACTGCTATGTGTGTTACCTCAACATCATCAACCCATTGGGGCTTACGGAGCCTTACAATCTTACCTTCCCCGTTCTTTACAACATCGTCCCAAAGTTGATCTGCATTTACATTCTTCTTCTTGATTGGATCGTAAGCTTTCTTAGGAAGGGCGCTCTTACCATTTACTATCTTAGCTACTAACTTATCCCCATTTACTGAGTCTACATAGAATGAGTGGTTGCTGTCTCTTAAAGTCTTAGCCATGTCCCTGTTAGTTAAGTGCCACAACTGGTCATTCACATGCTTAATACCATCAAGGATGGCAAGTTCCTTCTCATCCACTATACCGTAGCTAGAGGAAAGCTCTATACGAGTGAACCTCTTACGAGCCATGTTCTGGTCTCTTATCACTTTGTCTATCTTAAGTTGAGACTCCTTACCAAGCTTAGCTAAAGGATCAAAGACTCGACTCTTGGCTGTATCTGACAACACTTGGTGTAAGGTGCTTGCCCTATCCACAGCGACAATCCCACCTTGGAAAACTGCGGAATTAAGTAAGGCAGCTCCTGAGAAGACGTGCTTAGTTGCTATTGAACCACCAGCCTTCGGGGCCTTCACCCTAAACCTTTCCATCCAGTTCATGCTAACTGGCATGTCCTCTCTTACTATGTCAATAGAGCGAGGATCGTATGTGAAAGAGGCTTGAACAACATACTCATCCATGTTCTCTACTTTAGCTAGTTCTTTTGGCATTGGCTGCCCGTTCTTCAAGATTGCCTCTCTGGCCACCTTCTTCCCAACAACGTCCTTTAACTCCACCTTAACGTACTCATCACCCCGTTTCTGCAACAAGGTGAGGTCTTTCTCTTTCACACCAAAGTACTCAAGATCTTCTAATGTGGTTTTAAGTGCAAGCTCTGGATTAACCCAACCCCCATTAACATCTGAGTATGTCTGTACAATGGCGTATGTTCCAGTCCCGCTATCTAGCTTAGGGGCTGGAGACAGGTCAGGGCGTACCACTGGGTAGCCTACTGATTGTAAAGAGTCCCGTAGCTTGGGGATGGTGTTCTCTAATTCTTCTGGGGTTAGGTAGAACTTGCTAGACCCCTCGTAAGCAGCCTCTGCAATGTCTCTATCAAGAGCAGCTGGCTTAGCCTCTACGTTTCCTCTCTCTGTCCTTACTTGTGGTGCCAGAGCATCTACGACAACATCAGCCCTGTTAGCAGAAGCCATAGCCTCTGCTGCTGTACCCACTTCATCCTCAACAATACCACTAAGCATCTTACGTGCCAGTGGTGGGTTTGCCTGCTGTGCAGTTTTAAAGGGGGTTGTGGTTGGCACTTTAGCCGCAGTGTTTCTTCTATAAGCATCTACAATATCGTGCATCTTGGCTGCTTTCTGAGCCCTCGTTAGGGAACGTATTAGGGAGCCAGCCCCCACTAGATCTAACGCACTAGCTATATCATCTACCACCCTCTCAAAGTTTCCATAGTGCTCGTGATCTGCAATCGAAAGGATAGAGTTTAGTTGTAGTAGGTCATTGTCATTAGTGACAGCAATAGTCTTTGCACTATTCACTAGCTGAGGAAGGGCCTTTAGTAACCTCTTACGGGTCTCACTGTCAGCAGTCTCATAAATCTCTTTCTGGATTGCTACTGACTCCCCTGTCAAGAAGTATGCCACGAAGTCCCACATGGAGTTTATCTCTCCATTATCCATCTTGTCTTTTATCTGGGCTTGCATAGCCTGTTCAGAGAAGGGCAACATAGCGTCCACAAAGTCTCTAAGTCCTCCCTGTGAAGCTATTTCCACTTTCTCCCCTGTATCTTCATCAACAGAGAGAAGGGCAATGGCCGCTTGCTTGAGCCTCATTATCTCAATAGTGTCTGCTAGTACTTCTCCTGATTCTAGTAGCCTAAACTCCTCATCCTCATCTTTACTAGGCACTACCACGGTGTGGAGACTCTCCCCCATCACTTGCAAGCTGTTGGTCTTTTCCTGTGAGATCCCAGAGGCTGACATCACCATAGTCTTCTTAGCTTCTTCAGACATGTAAGGGTCTTGCACTATTCCACCAAGGATGTTGGCAGTGGCTTTATCTTGCTCACTTTTAGCACTCGCTACCATATTATTCAAGGCAACCAGTCTATCACTACTACTCATCATCTCTAGCTTAGTAAAACTTCCTAGGAGATCCCCACCTTCAATGATTGCACCCTGAGCGGCAAGGTTCACTTCAGAGGGAGCATGTCCCTCTACTTCTGCCACCTTAGGAGGAACTTCAAAGACGGACATGTCTTCTTGTTGGTTGCTCTCAAATAAATCTGTCATACCCTATCCTATTTTTTTGTAGGTGTTGCAAAAGCCCCACCCGGAGCAAAAGCAGAAAAGGCTGTAAAGCCTAGTTGTCCTACCTGTCCAGCCAGTTGACCTTGTGCCAAATCTTTATTAGCTGCCATGTTGAAGTCAGCTGCACTCTGGCTCAACCCAGAGATAGTTTGATTAGCTAACGTAGCACCACTGGCAAAGGCTTGCCCTGAAGCAGCTAGTGTCTGTCCACTGCCTATTGAAGAGGCCTCTACACTACTGCCACTAACACCAGAAGCCTCTGCTGCTGAAATTATCTGAGCACGTCTCACCCTTTCTTTTCTCATCTGCTGCCTGATGGCTGCTTGTCTCTCATTCTCTTGTTGAGCAGAGCTTACCCTACCTGCTTCCCTTTCTAACTCAGAAGCCTTTTGTTGCTGTTGGGCAGCTTCTGCCCCCTTCTTAGCTTGTACAGCCGTCCCTGCTGCAAGAACAGTTAAGGCTGCTAATTCAAATCCCATCTCATCACCTCGTAATCTTCAAAAGTGCCGAGACTCTCAGCACAAAATAATTCACAGAACTTTGGATTGGGAGACACACTAAACATCTCCCCATAACCCTCTCCCCTGAGATACTTCTTCAGTAAGGAGAACTCCTTATACAAACCCCTCAAAACAGAGGGGCTCCAAACCAACACTTCACAATGAACGTGCATCTCACCCTCTATCTCCTGTATCTCTATCACGTACTGAAGACAAGAAGAGAACACTTGCCTAGGCATTAGTATTACTTCCTATTGTCATACTCCAACCTAGCAGCTTCATATCTTTCTCTTCTTCAGAGTTTATAAGGAGACTAACTACACGGCCCCTGCCCCTAAGTTTATTCTTAGTGACAATAGTAGAAGTACCATAGTCATAAGTGTCAGTAATATCGTCAGGAGTGTAACGTCTCTTATACCGGTATGCTTGGAACTCTCTCCCCCACTTACCATAAGAAGCAGAGTTAGTCCAATCCCACTGAGCCTGGACTAAACAAGAAGACTCATTGTTCACTAGGAAGTCGTCTCCTGCATCTGTGAAGCCATCCTCTGTCCGTAATAGGTGGAAGTAGATGTAAGGCACTTGCTTATATCTGGCATAGTCTCCTGTCCCTATATAACCTGTCAGTAGACGTGCCTTAGCATCCTCTGTCCCCCAGTCCTTAAAGTTTAGGTTGTTGTAGGTGGAGAAGGTGAAGGAAGTATTATTGGGGTCTTCTGAGCCCACCAAGGTTAGGTAGGAAGTGGACTTATAACCACCAACCACTAGATCAACACTACTCACTACACTATCTGTCCCAGAGAGCACCTCATCTGTCCCAGAGAGGACGTTTAGGTTCACTGTGGCTAGGTTAAAAGGGCTCACTTGTATTGGTGCCACTGGTATCTTAGACACCTCAGGGTCTTCTTCTATCTCTGCTGGGTAGAAGGCCCCTAGTACAACATCAAGGACTAGCTCTGTAGTTGGTAAGTTGTTATAAGTGTTGTTATAAACCCACCTGACTTTCTTATCATAAGAGTCATATATCCCCTGGCACAACACTTTGGCTTCATCAGAGATGGATTGGTAGAGGGTTCTAATATTTACACTCAGCTCCTTTGAGGTATAGCCAGCAACCTGTGCAGGCTCTAGGTGGTATATAGAGTCATCTGACCAATACATGACAGTTCCATCTACCACTACTATCGAAGCAGGGGAAAGTGTTCCATGTTCTGTCACCTTAGAGACATTTTGGTTGGTTGCACTAAACACTCCGCTATCACTGCCGCTTACAAACCAGACACCATTCTCTGCAAAGACCATTAGGCCAGAGCCTATATTAACCATCTCTTGTATATTGTATGCCCCAGATAGTCTAATAAAACCACCGTCAGTCTCTAGTAAGTCTGGATCAACAACACTGGTTGGATCTCCTTCTTGGTAGCAGTACGCTATCTGATCTTCGTGTTGCACTAGTTGACTGTAGAATATGTAAGAAGCTAGCTTAGGTGATTGGCTGTCCCCTTCCTCCAACTCACTGGAGAAACCACCATACCACACCCTACCAGCAAACTCTACAACAGCCTTCACACCACCGCGTGACCTATCAGCAGGTAAACTTACCGTGGGAGTTCTAAATGTAACGTAAGTGGGGGTTAATGTTGGGTTTGCTTTAGCATATATGCCGTCTGTAGTGTCTGTAGTTTTTAGTATAGCTGCTTCTCTAGACTGACCTCTGTCTAACAGGTCAATAACGTAGTGTCCCGTAGCAGCTCTAGCCCTAGTAGGGTCTTCCCTTAATGCACCCCCAGTGTCAAACCTGTTAGAAGTTTTATCTGCTGGATCATCTGGATTTGGGTATACATATGGAATTGGACTATCTGCATTTGAAGGGAGCAGCGTACTAGCAAACTCAAAGCTGTCAACCAGATCAAACTTCTCTTCTCTGTTCCAATCTAACCTAGGCACTGCCCAACCTTGGTTACGTAGGTTGTACATGTGCTTATCTTCTGGATCGGACGACTCTGGCCTGTAGTTGATGTATTCAGGAGATAGAAGGTCTATCTCGTCTCCACTTAGATCAAACTTATCCTCTACACCAAACAAATCCCTTATTTTTATTACTACATCCCTGTCACTAAAACTATCTAAGTCAGCATCATAGCTAACCACCTTAATAGTCCTAGCACCGTGTGCTATAATAAGCTTTCCATCTATGGAGGAGAAAGACGCTCTAGGTGGTGTGGAGAGTGTAACGTCTAGGTCAACACTGTCTTTCACCCAAGAGCTGCTCTTAAGAGAGTCATCAGCCCTATCTACTAGGTACACTGTGTTATGCACTTGACAAACTATAAAAGTCTTACCAGCCATACCGCCAACACTTCCCCACTCGAAAGCATTTACAGCCACACTCCCTAGAGGACTAATCCCATGTGAGATTGGGTAGGGAGTCAGACCCACTTCATAATCTAAGCCTAGTCGTCTCTCCCTACTCCCATCTTTATTTAATACAAAGTTAGCCTCGTCAATGGAGGCATTCTCTGGAAACGTAAGAGGAGATGCCTCTGTAACCAGCCCTCCTACAAACGTGTTGAATTCACCCGTTTGATTGCTTCTTGGCATTTCTAATCACCTTGTCACTTGACTTCTGCTTGTCAATGGCTTTCATAGCATCTGCTTCAGTGGTATATAAACCTGTAAGCACCATTGGTATAGAACCCTTACCTATAGACTTAATACGTTTCAATCGGCAGTTGTTACCATCTGCATTAACAATCTCATAACCTAAATACTCACTCATTTTCTGCCTGCTCTTCCATAGTTGGGGTATTCAATACCACCATTAATACGCCTAGCATTACGTGCCAGCCATCTGTTCTGTCTACCAGCCTCTTGTTCAGCTTTCTCATCAGCCTTCTGTGCAAGACGTAGAGAAGCTTTAGACTTAGCCTCCTCCACTAATGCTGTGAATGCATTCTCTGGAAGGTCTGGGATGAAGTCGTCTGCTGATGACCAAGCTGGCATGACATAAGCCATAGCCTGTATCTTAGACTCTTGAAGTGTAGTATCCACAGCACTGTCATAGCTATCAAAGACAACATACTCATCATCAAAGCTAGTGTAGTAGGTGGGGGCTGTGTCGTTCTTAATCAACACCTCTATGCCACCACCATCTGTCACCACTGTAACATCAGAAGCACTGCTGTCCATTTGGTTAGTCTTGTGTAGGAAGTGGTCTGGTTGTAAATACTCTACACTACCATAGTCCCTCTTAGTAGCACCAGTCTTCTCTTTATTATACTTAAGGAAGCATAGCTCCTTCACACCGTCCTGTATCTTCATGTGTGTGGGCTTAGCTGAATCCCCTAAACTACTTATCTGTATAGACCGTCTCAAGTGAGGCCAGTCTCTATTACTCATCATTGCATAGTAGGTTGACTTGAGTATTGATACCACTTGCTCAGACTCAACAGTGTCATCAATAGACTCTATCTCATCTGAGTCAATATCACTCAAGATCTCTTGCACCATGTCTAAAAGCGTACGCTTCATTCTATTCCCCTAGAAAAACATTACACAAACCTCTCTACTCGGAGTGCTGCTGTAGGTGCATCGTTCCAAGCAAGGGTGGTAGCAGAGGCTGCGTATAGGCCTCCTGAATCATTACCAGCACTATCTCGCATGATCTCATAAGTGATCACTGCACCAGCTGGAAGGTTTAGCCAAGCCTCATCTGTGAAGCTCTTATTATCACTTGCATTTGACACAAAGTAAGCAACCGACCGACCAGTTTGAGTCCCATCTACAAGGGCTCTGAGAAAGATGTGTGAGGTGCCTGACCCACCAGTTCTGCCTATCTCTGCGTTAACCTTCAATCGGTAGAGGCCAGCAATGTTTATTGTCAAGGCTCCATCAACAGAGACAGAGACATAGGCGTTAGACTGGGCTGCTCCAAACTCAATTTGTAGCGGGGTGTCTAGGCCAGATGGGAGTTGTGTAGTTGCTGTGCTTGATGCATCAAGAAGTCTCTCAATAGTCATAGAAGCTACTTGATCTACTGGATCTGCCCAACTAGAGGCACCCCCTGTAGATGTTAGGACTTCCCCTATTGCTGAGGTGGAGGCTCCTTTAGGCTCATGGAGTTGTGCCTCTGGAATTTCTCTATGTTGTAAATTTGCCATTCATTTCCTCCGGGCAATAAAAAAGGGAGAGAAGATTACTCTCCATCTCCCCTAAAGACTTACATAGCTTACACTACGTATAAGTATTTAACCACTGCTGTACCAGCTGTTGGGCCAGTGATAGTTAAATCACCTGCTGTAACAACTGCCTCGTAGTTAGCTTTCGCACCGTCACAAGCTGAGATGTCTAGTGAGCCCACTGTAGCTGCTGAGATAGAGCCTGTATAGAAATCTACAATCTCTGTCACAATAGCACCAGCTGGAACTTTTGCTTTGAAGTTTAAAGCATCACCATCAAAGTTGACACTAATCTCTTTCTCTGCACCAGCTGAAGGAGCTTCACCGCCCTTAAAGCCACCCACTTGACGCTCACCATAGTGATTAACTACCGTACCGTCTACGTTAGTACCATCTGCCTTTCCAAAAGGACTTGTTTCAAAACCCATAATATCTCTCCTTATGCAATCGCAGTTGCAGATGTAATAATGACACCAAGGGTATCAATACGTTGTACGCCTAAACCGAAACGAGAACTTACAACAAACTCATCACGGCGTAGATCTTTATTACGCTCACCTTCTACTCGTGGCTGACGTCTCCATGCACCCATAATAGGCTTAGTCTGATCGTCTAGTACACACATAGCAATGTTAGCTACAGCGCCTGTGACAGCGTTAGTCCCATCTGTGAAGTTACCAGTAGGTAGACGGTTAGACAAGATGATGTCGAAGCCGTATAGCTGACCTACGAAACGCATACCAGAAGCCATACCACTACGCAAGATGTCAGCTGCGAAAGGAGTTACGTCACTGGTGATTTGTACCAAGTTGTTAAGAGTTGCTTCAACCACTGGGTCAGCAATGAATACACGACCTTGCATTGGTACGTTAGCCTTATCGAAAGCTAAACGCATAGATACTAGGTGTGCTGTAGAGAAGATGTCGTTAGTCTCAGCTGAACCGATACGGTGAGCAAAGCCATTAACATTGTTAGCTGTTGTCTGATCTTGACCTTCGTTAGCTATAGCTAAGAAGCGAGTCTCAAAGTTCTCTTGTAGAGCACGAGTAGATTCAGCTGAACGAGCTGCCATAAGAGCATCTACGTTATAACCATCTTCACGCATGTCATCAGTAACGAACCAAGCATCACCAACATAATCAGTGATAGCAAGAGTTACACGACCAGTGTCGATTGGGTTGTATGTGAAGGCTTCGTTCTGAGTACCTTCTTGAATAGTTACAGAACCAATGGTAGGGATGTTAATTGTATCACCTGAACCAAAGTCTGCTACGTTACGATAGTATTGCTCACCTAGCAAGCCATCATGTAGGTTCATCAGAATGAAGTCTGAATAGATCTCCTGCTCGATGAACGCTGTAGTATTAGTTGTTAACTGCATTATATTTCCTCAAATTATGTTTCAACATTATGTTTTTGGTAGACAGCGTCTCGCACTTTGTGCAAGTATGCTATCTGTTCTTTAGTGGATGCTCCTCGCAAGAGAGATTTCTCTGGAGGTGCTAAGCCCTCTTCTTTCTGAAAGCTTGGTGGTATGTTCACAGACCCTGATGTTGCTTTAGGAGCTGGTGAACCACTAGCTTGATTGAAGAGTTGAAGTGCTGCTTGAGGGCTTGTCTGTGACAAACTCTGAAGAGCTTCGACAGTCATGCCTAGTTCAGAAGCCTTGGAAGCAACAACCTCTTGGGTCTTGTCTCCATACTGTCCAAACAATGCATCACTAACTTGTTTCTCATTGCTGCTAGCCTGCGTCTGCGCTGACTGTTGAGCTGAGAAGTTCTGAACGAGGTTTAATACCTCCTGCTCATTCATTCCACTAACTTGAGGGGTTGACTCAGGTTGGGCCTGCTGTGCAGTGAGCTTTCCTACAACGTCTTCCACTGCTGCTCTCTTACTTAACTCTTCTGTTAGTCTTGCAATTTCAGCTGCCTGAGTATCAACCTCTGACTTAAGCTGTGGAATGTAAGACTGACTATGAGCTAATGCATCAAGTGCTTTAGGGACATCATTGTATTTCTGCTCTCCATTCTCATTCTTAATCATGCTTAACTGGTTGGTAAAAGCTGATTCTTGAGATGGTTGTTGTACAGGGGTTTCCTGTTGATTGGTAGTGCTATTAAATGCTGACTGGTCTGTCATGTATAACCTTTATGTTATTAATAAATTATCTAATATAATGTTTATATTATAAGAAGTTTGTATAACCTGTATATTCTTAGTATACTACTATATACTAGAAATATTGAGTTTTTCGTACAATTATTTTTCTAATAAGCTAACTATTTCTTCTAGTGCTCTCCTGTAACCAATGATGTCAGCTTGCTGATAGCACCAGTTGGGATTGTCGTATTGTGTCTTATTAGTAGAGAGGGCTGTCTCTATCTTCTCATTGCAGATGTCAGCAAGTCTCCCCCTAACCACTGTAGCAGATTTGAAAGCAGACTTAATGTCTGCCTCCAATTGACTATCTACACCCTTAGTCCAAGTTGTCTTCATTAGCCCTCCATCGTAGGAGCTGTATCTCTAATAAGCGCTTCCTCCCCAGCTCTTCCAACTAGGCTAGAGGTCTCTTGCTGCTCAAAGACAGCAATGTTAGGAGTGAAGATGTTATAGCCAGACAGTCCTGTAATATCCTCTACGAAGTCTGTAAGTGCCTTAGTAGAAGTATGAGGCATAATCATCTGACCAATAGGTGAGTTGAATACAGTCATTACGTTCTGCAAGTCCTGAGACTGCTTAGCAAAGTGTCTAGCACCTACAGGCCTAACTACACCATTAGCTGTAATATCCTCTCTAGTGACGCTTAGGAAGTCCTGTATGCCCAGTTCACTATCAGTGATACGGATGATGTCAGTAATGTCTAGATTACGTCTAGCAGTCTCTAGCATGTCATTCAGAAGAGGCTCTAGTAAGTTCACCTCAAAGTTAGTCACTCTTGTCTGAAAGATACGACCTGCTGCTGTAGCTAGTTGCATCACTTCTCCAAGGGTTTTCTCTCCGGGGGTACGTATGCCAGCTGCTTCTCTTGGAGCCCCTGCATAGAGCTCCATACGGTCTTCTATGGCTGCCATTTCACTAGCTGCTGCCATAATACCATTCAGATTCTTACCTAGCTCTTGTACATCCCCATTCTCATCTATACCAATCTCAACACCCGGCCCCCATACAAACTCTTCCACTTCACCAATTACTTTCAGTGGTGGATGAACTGTTAAGTCCATAGCATCAGCCTTAAGGTTCTCTAGGTGGTCTAAGCGATACTGGAGGCCTACAAGGTTGTCTAAAGGCCCCATAGCCCATAGGTTGTCTGGACGGAATCTCCAGCCTACGTGACGTATATTAGCTCCTGTGAACCATATTGGTGTAGCTTCATTACGTACAGTGTATGAACGATCTACAACAGTGATGATTCGATCTGTCTGTAGTGTGCCTGTCTCTGAGTCGTGGTAGTCTCCAAAGAACTCCAAGATCTCCACATAGTCAGACATATAATATTCATACATGTTACCAAAGCCATCAGCTTGGTATTGTACAGCCTTGTCGAAGTCTTCTACACTATAGCCACCAGCTAAGCCCTGTAGAGCCTCTCTACGCTCAATAGCATCTGCCCAGAACCTTTGGTCAGGGTCTTGTGCTGCAAGCTTCTTAAGCTCTCCTATGGTCTTAATACTCCTCACCACTTTAAAGCTATCATCAAAGCTAGATGCTAGTGGGTTGAATACAATGTCTAGGGGACTGATACGGCCTGCTCTTGGCCCTACATAGTCTGGGATGATAGAGCCATCAGCAGCTTCTTTATAACGTGCTTCAAAGTGTGAGGTGACGAAGGCATTCCCTTTGTCAATGTAGTCGTATAGACATTTCTCTATCTCTGTCCTAAACCTACTCTCTCTCACCTTGTTGGACATATAGCCTTCAATGGCCTCTGACTTACTCTTCACATTATCTTCCCTGCTGTATGCCTCCCACTTCACCCAGTTGTCATTAGGGAAGAGAGCTGATACGTAGTTAGAGAAGAGGTTGTCTCTTATTTGACATAGCTTAGGGATGGTTGTAGAGTTCTTCCAAGGAAGTGTAGAGTTGGTTGTAGTGGTTGTGTCTGTAGCAAACACATAGGCGTCTTGCTCCTTCCACTCCTCTATCTTATCTCTACGTTGTTGGTTAAACTTATCCCAAAGCTGACTAACCCATGCAGCTTCTGCATCTTGGCCAGTGGCCTGCTGTATCTCTGCAATCTTAGTGCTCACTTGTCTTTCCTCATATTATATTCTCTTTGGGCTAGGTCTAATACCACCCAACCATCGTAGTACTTAAAGTTTCTGTGCCAAATCCCCAGTTCAATTAAATAGGACTTGGCTTGTGGATAGTTTATTGGCATATACTACCTAAAGGCAACACCTCCGAAGCGTGAGGATGTTTGTGCTCCCCCTGTAAAGAAGTCTTCCATACCCCTGTTCCTAGATTGTTTTGGTGCAACAGCTATGTCTACAGCAGATGCTAAGGAGTCCTTCAAGTCATCATGAGGAGGACGTGCTAGGACAAGCTCCTCTTCGAGCTGCTGTGTCCAACCCCCTTCACAGTGCCATACCTCTAGGTTATCGTAACGGTGCTCTAAAGAGGCTTTAATACGCTCCTCCTTACTACCCTCAGTCTTACCCGGTCTAAACTCATCAATAGGTAAGGACATACCTTCCTTCTTCAAGTAGTCCTTGATACTGTTAACAATAACTGTCTGAGCCACTGTCACCTCTGCCCTAAGCTTATTAAACCCCCAACGGGAGTGTAAGGCTGCTATGTGCTTGAAGTAGACATGAGCCTTATCAGACTTAAACCTGTCTATGTCTAGTACATAGATGTTCTTATCACAGTCTATGCCTATCACCACAATGGCTGTGTAATCTGCCTCTTTAGATAGGGAGAATGCAAAGTCTATTGCTGCATAGATGTTAAGCTTCTTCCCACCATACATCCACCTACTACCTTCTCGTGTGAGCTTACGTGGGTTGAAGTATTGGAACTTCTCCCTACAGATACGCTCTGAGCCGGGGTCATTAGGATCGTTATAATACTGAGAATGGAACTGCACTCTGTCCACATACTCAGCCCTTATACGAGCTAGTGAACGTTGATCAAAGCCAAAGGCCTTGCCATCCTCTCGCACAGCCCTAGGCCACGTAAAGATGCCATCACGCTCTACCACATACTCCTGTATAGTCCACACAGCACTCTTGCCTATGAAGTTACCCTCATCATCGAAGTCTTCAAAGGCCTGCTCCTTCCAAGTGTCATATATGTCCTTTGGGTGGTAGCGTGTACCACAGGCCATAGTGAAGCCACCGTTGTTACGTATAGAGGTGAACTGAGAGGCCTTCTTAGCAACACTCTCTCGTCCATCTTCTGTGTAAGCATTCTCAGGAACAACCAAATCATCTGCCACTACTATATCAGCATGCCAACCAGTTGTGTTGGTTGTTAAGCCTGCTGTAGCTATTGTAGCATCTCGTATGCCTTCCTTCTTACGTTGCACATGATCCACTGTCATCTTCATAGCAGACCACTTCTCACGCTTACCTTCCTGTGGGTT